ATTAAACCAATTAAAAAATTGATCACGTTAAATCCATACTGGTGCTGACTGATGTACCTACTGAACGGGCAATGTCCACCTGCATCTTGAGCCTGTTGGTGTTAGCGCGTGTGGCTAAAACTTTGGCTTGAACAATTGATAAGTCTTTGTGTAGTTCCTCATTCTGAATAAGCGCCATGTCCTCACGCTCTCCAACTGTGTAATTCTTGCCAGTTGGTGATGATTGCGTTGCAAAAGTCATACGGGATTTAGCCATAGCAATTTCATACTCCGCCTTGATGCTGTGGTAAATCGTTTCGATCTCTACAAGATTTTTGTGCGCTTCATCTACTTCTTTGGAAAGCCCGCGTAATTTTTGCTCCACCATTGCGGGCGTAATAATTTCATTCATCAACTGTTTCCTCTTTTACTAGGCTGATGTTTGAATTCTCGCGCTTGTTCTGCAAGGCAATTACCTTGCCTGCATCTGATGACATGTTAAATGGATCAGGCACAAGCATAAATCCTGCGCTATCTAACTTTTCAGCAAGCGTTTCAGGAAACATGTCTAACTCTTGAGCCATAGCGCGGATTGCAATTATGTTGTAATGCACCGCAACCTTTAATCCGTTTGATGGTTCAAACTTATTTTCTTTTTTACTCATAACGCACCTCCACAATGCTTACATGTATTTGTTTTTCTCTGTGTAATGTTTCTGCCGTTTACAAATTCAGGAATTACATAAATTGAGCAACGGTTGCGCCTTTCTGCCAAACGCGCAACCATTCCTTCAAGATGTAACACTGACAAACAACCTGATGCCTGCCCATGATGCCAACCGAATAACTCACCTAATTCTTTCCAAGTAAGTCCGCTGTAACCTGCTTGATTTAAGGCAATCAAAGTTCGTTTTTGACGCTTGGCTGTTACCCCCTTTTGATCTTCTTCAATTGCGCGGTCACGGCTTGCGGTAGATCCGCTCCAACCTGATGTGCCTGCATAGGGCTTAAAAGGCAATTCCATGTTATCCATTGATTGCTTCCTTACGAGCCAAAATGTGTTCCCGCAAAGTAATGCCATTGATAACAACATCAAGCAAATCAGCGTTCAATTGCCATGCCGCTTTTAATTCTTCAACATCTGATTGCGTTTCAACCAAACTGTAAACTGCAAATGCGCTTGCCTTTTCTTCTTCTGTGTATTCACGCTTAGCCGCAGGTGCTTTTGCTTGCGGTGCTTCAGTAGTTTTTGTTTGGCGGTTGCGGACTTCTTCAGAAGATGCAATGCCCTTCTTAGTATCCACCGCAAGAGCGGCAACCATTGCGCGACCCCACGCGGCTGTCTCAGCGTTTTGTAGTTCTGAGTCACGGGTAAAGTTGGTTGGCCCTGGAATTGGCTCGTATGCCCAGCCTACGCCTGGCAATGAGTCATCAGGTGAGCGGTATGCCGCGGCGCTGTAAACCATGTAACTTTTGATAGATCCATCAGGCATTTTTACTTCAATTACATACGGGTCTTTCCATGACTGTAATGAACCATGCGGGAACTTTTCTCTGAACTCAATAATTCTTGTTGCCACATCAATGTAATCAAGTGGGCCTTTGTAATTAGCCATTTATTTTGCTCCGATCATTGGGAAATAATCCAACGGGTGTTCTACGGTTTGGAAAGGATTAGGTGCATGTTGCTTGTACTTTTTAATTTCAAGTATGCAACCAAAACAAACAAACTTGCTGTTGAGTAATGTAATTCCTAAATAACTGGTGCTTTCGCACAATGTGCATGACATTTATGCCACCGCTTTTCTTGCGCAAATCTCTGAACAAAAACTTGCTTGGGTTATCGTGTTTTTAATTACACCTGCATAAGTTGTCATGCCGTGGTAGAAATCGCTTGTGTTGCCGCACATGTCACAAACAAAAACCATCTTAATTTGACCTGTAATTGTTGTGCCATTTTCATCTACTAATCTGTGACCCATTTTCTTGCCTTCCTGTTTGGGGCTAACTAGCCCGTGTAGGAGAATTGAACCCTATGGCGCTGACAAATACAAGCACCCTGTAATTTATGGGCGTGGCGTGGCGGGGGTGGCATACTTAGGGCAGGGGGAACTCATGGCTTATACACAAATCTCAATCCGCTTAGGCGGCCTTGTCGTGGAATTGGGAAGTGAAGCAACTTACCCTGACATGGTGAGCGATTTAACCAACCGCTGTCTATCTACATTCAAAGACGCAATGGACAAAGCAGAAGAACACGGGGTAGATGTTTCAAACATGCGCTTGATCACATCTGAGTATTCAGATGATGATGAGGACTAGTCTAACCACACTTGATACTGGGCTGTTGTTCTGCCCTTAATCGGATCTACAAAGTGCAAGCGTTGTGATGGTCTGCCACTAGCGGCCATTGAGTCACGCGCATAACGGTTATCTGACTCAGTTGAGCCTGTCCAATAAATGTTGTAGTGCTTTTGAATTGGCTCTTGTGCATGTCGGTGATAGTGACCTAAGAAAATGTCGTGAAAATCGTAATCGTGTGCGCCCGCTTTCCAACGGTTAGCACCTGCAATCCATGCGGCAGGGCTTGCAAATCCTGAGCGGCCTAATTCATCACCATGCATAAGCAGGGCGCGGTAGTTACCAATCTCAACTTCTTGAATGTCCTCAGGGCAATCTTCCCAGGTTAAACGCTTTTCTCCTGCAAGGATTTGGCGGCTCATTTCATACACCATGCGATCCACATTGTCAGATTTAGGCACTTCTGCGCGCTTGCCACCAATGCGCCCATGATTTCCCCACTCTGCAATCACTGTAACCTTTTCAAAATTAGCCAACATTGTGCGCACAAAGTCCACGCAAAGCCTTGAAACCGTTGTGAATTGTCCAAACAATGAAGCATCAATCTGCCATAACTGAGCGGGATAATTAAATAAACCTTCAACCATGTCACCGCCAAACATCACTACACATTCATTTACAGGGTGATGATGGCGTTGCAAATCAGTTAGGTGTACAACTTTTTCAGAAAATTGCATCACGCGCTCACGCATAATTTCACTGTTGTAACTGGTTGTAACTTTTGCGCCTTGCCAATCCGTTGAATGGATTAAAGCCACTTCAGGATTTACTTTGCGTGTGTCTTTTGGTGGCGCAACAACAGGTGGCACTGCACCCAATGCAATCATTGCATCATAAGCACCGCGGTGAGTTGCTTCTACTAAATCTTCACTGCGCTCTTTGCTTTGCTTGAGTTGCTTTTGTAATCGCAAAATTACCTGGCGTAGTTCTTTTACATCTTGCGACTCTATGCCTTCAGGCATGTCTTGTAATCTTTTTTCAAGGCTCATTTGTAAACACAATTTCCTTACCGTGGTGTGTGTAGCCTTCTTTGTCTATCCAACTATCTTCGTGTTCTAAATTTGCAGTAATCCGCACTGACTTTGCCGCGTCAAACATCAACGCAACAATGGCAGGATCAATGTCCTCAATGTCTAAAAGCGCGCCCCACATGCGGCCTATGGCCGTGAAGTTTTTGCGAGCGCTCCCGTATTCATTTTGGCGATCATCAAGAACCTGCTCTACTCTTTTGGACACCTACAAGTACCATTCCTGTGAATTCTGATTGTGTCGGAACTGCATTTATGTCCTTCAGAACGCAAAGCCTGAACAATTAAATTAACAGGGTAATTCTTTTCCCATGCTTCATCTAATGTCTTTTGATCTTCTTTGTTTAGTGAGTCATACATTGTTTGGTATGCGCAAACCCCCGCAAAACGACTGGTTACGCGCTTGTTGATTATTTCTTGAAATGCGTTATTTAATGCCATTGCCTTACCTCCTACGAGAAGCGTACCGCAAAGTAAAAAGCCCCGCGTTAGCGGGGCCGTTTACTTACTTCGTTTTCTTTTTGGTTGCGGGCTTCTTGCTTGCCTTTGCCAACTTGTCAATCTCTGCGGTTACTACATCTGCAACCAATCCAAATGCAGGGTCTTTCTTGTCAATGCCACGGATTGCAGGGCCAACAACTGCCGCCGCTGTTGCAAATGCAAGCGCCTTAATGTCAGTTACTCCTGCGGCATAAAGCGCAACAGCGGTAACTGCAAAGTGGCGGATTGCTGATTTCAACATGTCTAGGTGCTTCTGTT